TCCTTAGGTGTAGTACTTTCCTTAGGTGTAGTACTTTCCTTAGGTGTAGTACTTTCCTTAGGTGTAGTACTTTTCAGGCTATCTAAATACATCCTTGACGTTTTGGTACTTACCCCTGCTATCTCGGCTAACTTTCTAACACTTGGTGTAATGCCCTGTCCAACAAGGTTTTGATATGCCGAATCAATTTTTACTTTGGTTGCTTCTTTCATAATGTCTTTATTAGTTTAATTGGTTAATATCTCCTTTTGGGGAGGGGCATTCGCCCGGATAATTCGTTGGATTGATACTCACGCCGCTAGGCTATAGTATAAATCCTTTAACCCCGTGATTTCCAACGTCTTTTCAATTCTTTGGGTTAGGAATTGTAACTTTGGGTGTCCTGCTAAATTCTTGAGTGTCTTGGTGTAAAATATCTTTAATCTGTTAATATACTTAACATTAATCTCCGTTGGATAATTGTTTTCTAGTTTAGATAATACTTTTTGGTACTCGTCCGTGAAGGCCTCAACTGACCGGAAATTATCCAGCATTCTATTAGTTTCCCCTTCGTAGAACTCGTCAATATCGAGTATCTCGTTGGATAAGGTTGTTTTTGCCTCGTTAGAGGCGTTTTCGGGCACTTTGGGGTCAGGTTGGATAAAGTTATCATCTTTATCCTGAAAGTCCCTTAAAATCGATTTATCCAAGTCTGAATTGTCTATATTATTTAAATTATCTAAATTATTATTATCTGATTGAATCGTTTCTTCAACTTCGCTTTTATAGCTCGTTTCCGAAACTAAGTTATCTAAACTATTATTATCCAAATCCAAATTATCTAAACTGCAATCGTCCTTTTGGGAAAAATTTTCTTTATTATTATCTTCTTTATTATTATCTTCTTTATTAGGGTGCAAATTCTGCACCCCCTCCAATGCAATTTTTGCACCCCTAACGTGCAAATTCTGCACCCCTGAACATGCATTTTTTGCACCCCCCTGGGGTGTAAATTCTGCACCCCTAGAGGCTACATTTTGGATATAGATTTCACACCATTTTTGTTTACCTTCAATCTCTTTAATCGAGTTCAGAGAACTGTAAATACCCTGTATCACTTCCAAGTTGAGATTATACGTGTTAGTAGTTTTCCCGGTCTTTTCAATTTTAATCAATGAATACCGAACTAGTTGTTCCAATGTTTTGTCGATTGTTCGTTTAGACAGACGAGTTGTTAGGGCAAAGTATTCTTTACTTTGCTTGTTCTTTCCAATGTTGTTAAGGTGTATTACTTTTAGAAAGATGGCCAATTCGTTCGGGCTGAGCAAGAATTGGATGTTGTCGTTTATCGACACGTAGAATTTTTTACTATCTTTGATAATAGATGTGTAGTTTGTAGCCTTTCTGGGCTTTTCTTTGTTATCGTTCATATATTTAATAAATTATTTACAATTATCAATGTTGTTGTTCTTGTTTATCAAGTTGGTAAATTGCCCCAGTTGAACGACAACTATAAGGACTAGGGCAAAAGAGTTTGCAACCTCTCCAACTTGTTTATAAATATTACATAGCTTTTAAAAGTACCGGAACTGATACTTTTTTGCGATTTGTTTCGTTTTTCAAACGCAAATATACATTTTTTAATTACAATATCCAAATTTAAGAAACAAAAAAGTAATAAATAATAGAAGAATTTAAGTTACTTAATTGTTGCTAGTGCTACAGTGCTTTTTAAAATAGGTAAAGTTTGGATATTGAATTGTAACCTGTTTTAGTAACTTAATAAATTTGCCCCTTTTTAAGCCCTTTATCCAACTTTCTCTTTCAACTTGGTAATTACCTTCCCGAAAAATTTAAGTGCCTTAAATCGCCTTATTCGAGGGTGTCAAAAATTGATACCAAAAAGGTATCAATTTTTAATTACTTACTTAAGTAAGTTAAGATTGAATCAATCGCTGTTTATATCTTTTAGAGTGGTGGGGCAAAGTTCGAAGCAAATTGCGTTGAACTTTGAGTATAAGTTAAAGCCTCTTTTCTTCCAACCCTTGTACTCTTATATATCTTCTTTATTAGGGTGCAAATTCTGCACCCCCTTCAACATATAATATGGTATATCAAATCGAGCGTTAATGCATACTATATTATATGTAGTAAAAAAATAGAGGGGAAACACTTGTGAAAGTCTTCCCCTCTAGGCTTGGTTGCTCAGCGAGTATGCTATTACCCGTTGTCTGTCTAATTATTCTTCTTCGTACGTTGACTCGATAGTTAAGTCTTCACAGCCTAATTTTTCCTTGCCAGTTACAACCTCACCATATTCAATGCTTTCGCTCTCGAATACCAAGTTACTCAATTTGAACTTGATGTAGTTCTTTTCCGCATTCCAGTCAAGGATGGTTATTTTAGTCGTTTTAGCGGCCCCGAAAGTATCGTATCGGGTGTCAAATAGCTCTTCATCAATTGTTAGGATAATAGTTGCCGTAATATCTTGAAAAACATACTCTTTGTTAAGTTCCAAATCTTTTTCAACCATTCTGTCTGTTTCAGAATCTAACACTTTAATTTTTCCGTTTGTTAAATCAATATCACGCAATTCTAGTCGTAAAGTTGTTCCAATCCCGTCTTTCGATTCAGCTATAGTTACACCACCGAACATTTTTTGCGAGGCGTAATAAACCCCCTCGAACTCGTCAAAATTGCAGGTCACTTTTCCAATTTTAACTTTCATTGAACCACCGTTATCGCTGTCAGAACAAGCAACGAAAGAAATTGAAACACACAACATTAATAAATAAAAAATCTTTCTCATAACGTAAAAAATTTAAAGAATTAAATATGGTGCAATAGTATATCAGTTAATCACGTTAATCAAGTTCATAATGGTTCATATTTTAGCGTGAGAAGCCGTTGTAGCACAAAATCAGCTACTTAAAGTAGAAAGTTTTGAAAAAATGGCTAAATACGTGATTAGTAAAGAGAGCGAGGCGGAAACAGCTAGCGTGCTTAAACACCTTATAACCAAGATAAAAGAGGATAACGATAACACTATACCCGACAATCTAATCGGGTCTTTAAATTTATTGGAAGACGCATATAACACCTATATTCAAATAAATCAAAGAATTAAACAAGATGGATTGATGATACCTGACAGGTACGGTAACTTCAACAAGCATCCTTTGTTAGTAATCAAGAACTCGACCAAATTACAAATTATCAGGTTGTTAAGTGAACTTCAAATGACCCCTAAATCCAAGGCCAAGGTTAAAGAAGTGGAAGAAGAGGAAGAAGAGGAAAGCCCGCTAATTAAGTTCTTAAATCAACCAAAGTGATGAAAGATGAGCTATTTAAGTATAAAAAGTACGCAATTGACGTGGTGGAAAAACGTGTTGTTGCTGGCGAGTACATCTATCTTGCTTGTAAACAATATCTTGCATTATTTCAACACCCCGATATTGAGTTTGTACCTTCCCGTGTTGATAGGGTAAGTAGCTTTATTTCAACGCTTAAACACTACACGGGTGTACACGCTGGCAAGCCCTTTCAACTTGAACCGTGGCAATATTGGCTAGTTTGCAACATATACGGCTTTCAACGGAAAGAAACGAAGAAAAGACTAATTCGTACAGTGTACATCGAGATAGCCCGAAAAAACGGTAAATCCTTTTTCGCCGCCGCACTTTGCCTGTATCACTTAATTGCCGATGGAGAGCCAGCAGCGGAGGTGCTATTAGCGGCTAACTCAAAGGAACAGAGTAAAATATCCTTTGAAATGTGTAGCGTGCTTGCTAGACAGCTAGACCCCAAGGCTACTTATCTTGAACCATTCAGAGACAATATACGCTTGCAGGCCACAAACAGCAAGCTAAAGTGTCTAGCCGCTGACGATTCCAAGCTGGACGGTTTCAACGCAAGTATGTTCTTGATTGACGAAAGGCACGCATCCAAAACGAATAAACTATACGATGTACTCGCAAGCTCGCAGGGAATGCGGTCAGAACCTTTGGCGGTAACGATTACAACAGCGGGATTCGACAAAACAGGACCTTGTTACGCCGCACGTACAACAGCGATAGAGATACTAAGAGGTGTAAAAGAGGATATTACCCAATTCACGGCTATATATAGCCTAGACGAATCGGACGATTGGAAAAGTTCTTCTAACTGGGAAAAATCAAACCCCAACTTGGGTGTAACGGTAACGGAAGACTTTATTAAACAACAGGTTACAAAGGCAGAGAACAACCCTAGTGACGAGTCAGGCGTGAAAACAAAGACACTGAACATTTGGTGTGATACGTCGATTGTTTGGATACCAAGTGAAACCGTTTTGAAACTAACAAAAAGTATTGATTTTGAAGAGTTTAAAGGCTATGATTGCTGGATTGGCGTTGACCTTGCCGCAACAAGTGACCTTACCGCTGTCAGCTACATGTGGCTGAAAGACGGTAAGCATTACTTCAAGGTAAAATACTACTTGCCCGAGGAAGCCCTAAATACATCACCAAACAAGGACAAGTACAAGGATTGGAATACCCGGCAACAAATAACGATAACACCCGGTAACGTTACCGATTACGACTATATAACCAAGGATTTAATGCAGGCGAATGACCTGTATAGCATCCAAAGCATCGGTTACGACCAGTTTAACGCGACACAATGGGCTATAGACGCCACGACAAAAGGGCTACCCTTGGAAGTGTTCAGTCAATCGCTAGTGTCTTTCAATCGCCCCACGAAAGAGCTGGAACGGTTGTTTCTCGGCGGGTTAATTGTACTGGATAACAACGAGATAACACGCTTTTGTTTCAAAAACACGACCCTAAAATTCGACAGTAACAACAATTGCAAGCCTGTCAAGGCTGGTAGTTGGAAAACTTGCAAGATAGACGGTGTTGTCGCTATTATACAGTGTCTCGGGGTTTACTTCCAACAACCTCAATTCAGTTCTGATTACGAGTTATACGTGTTTTAATAAATACATAATATAATAATAATGAACATCTTAGATATATTTAAGACTAAAAATAAGGACAAGGAGAAGAGAAGCATAGATGCTGACGTGAACGCAATCGCCACGGCACTAGGTTTTAACACGATAACCTCTTATTCTTCAACCGATTATGCGATGACGCTACCAGCCGTTTACAGGTGCTGTGACGTTATCTCTGACGCAATCGCCTCGTTACCAATCGATTTACTCGTAGACAAGGACGGTTACAAGCAGAACAATAACACGCATCCAGTCTATGCGGTCCTTAATCGACACCCTCACCAGCATTTAACACGTTTTTTGTTAATTAAAATGTTGGTTAATAGTGTTTTATTGCGTGGTAACGGTTTTGCCGTGATAAAGAGGGATAGCAAGGGTAACGCAATCTCCTTGCAATTCCAACGCCCCGAGAAACGTCTATATTAACTACAACGAGCAAACGGAAAAGCTAAGTTACAGGGTACAAGGATATAGCAAGCTAATAGAGCCTTGCAATATGATTCACTTGAAAAAGTTCAGCGTGGACGGGATAAACGGGATAAGCGTGTTGCAAAACGCTCGCTATACTCTTCAACTTTCTTCTGATGCTGAATCGTCCGCAAGGGGTTTTTACAAAAATGGTTGTAACTTATCGGGTATCCTATCAAGTGAAAAAGTCTTGAACTCGGCACAGAAAGAGCAGATTAGGACGGCTTGGCAAACGGCGTTTAGTGCCCGCAACGGTAATAGTAACGGTATCGCAGTGTTAGACAGTACTATGAAATACGAGGCAGTCACTATTAACCCAATCGATGCACAACTACTTGAAGCACGGCAATTTAACGTGATTGATATATGCAGATTTTTCGGCGTCAGTCCAACTAAAGCGTTCGATTACGACAAGGTAAACTACAATTCGCTAGAAGCCACTCAATTAGCCTTTTTAACTGACACTTTGCAGCCTTGGTTGGAATTGATTGAAGAGGAGTTTACAAGAAAGTTGTTCAAACCGTCCGAAAGCAATTTATCAGTTAATTTCGATGATAGTCAATTACTTAGAGCTGACAAGCAAGCGTTAGCGGATTACTATTATAAACTATTCCAAATCGGTGCTATATCGCAAAATGAAGTACGCAGGGCGTTGAATTTACCGCCAGTTGCGGATGGCGATAACACGTTTATCCAAATCAATATGAGTACAACGCAGAACGTGGCTAACGGCTTGAATAATAATAACAAACAAAAAACGAACGATAATGAAGACGATACAACGGGGAACTGATTTAATGATATGGTTGGCGTTGAACTTTGACCCGAAACAGGTTAAAGACTTTAGCATCAAGTATTTCACGCATTTAGACGAGGAACACGCTCACGTTGTAACGCTTGCGGACGGGATAATAAAGAGTGAAGGAACTTATTTAGCCCTCCTTCCAAGTCAAGAACTGGACAAGATGGGAAGAGGGCAACTAGTTAGTATTGTTACGATTACGAGGGAAGATTTCAATTTTCCCGACAAGAACAATAACGAAAATATAAAACAATTTTTGGATATATGGCTGAAATAAAACAATTTATCTATACTGGAATTATTAACGGACCGCAAGGACCTACAGGACCACAGGGACCGCAAGGCGAACAAGGAGAAACAGGACCAATTGGACCTACAGGACCGCAAGGGGTACAAGGAACTATTGATACAGCAACGTTGGAACAAATAAACACTAGCATATCCAACTTGCAGAATGACAAGCAAGACAAGCTAGTTAGTGGCGAGAACATCAAAACAATTAACGGCGAAAGTATTCTAGGACAAGGGGATATGGTGATAAGTGGCGGGACAAGTGGAGAGGAAACGGACCCCGTCTTTACTAGCTGGAAAAACAGTGCCGATATAGCGTTAGGCGAGAACACTAGTACCGGTTTGCGTTCAGTTGCGATTGGATGCAGGGCAAAAGTTTACGGTAACGAGCAAGTTGCGATAGGCGCTTACTCTAACGCAAGAAGTATGAACAATAGTAAATGCGTGCTAATCGGAAGTGAAACGGAAGCAAATGACAATAATCAAATTGCAATTGGAACAAACGCTAAGCCCAAAAATGGGTATGAAATAAACTTAGGATATTACACAAAATCGGCCACCGGGACAACTGACGAGCAAAGAACGCATTTTGTTGTCGGTGGAATCGGTAACGGAAAAAATTGCTTGGAGGTAAGAAATAGTTATGACATGTATGTTTGGAATCTTGAAGATGGCGTTATGACTTGCTTGCAAACATACATCAAATCACTTGAATCTAGAATAGCAGCCCTCGAAAACAAGTAAATCACTGTGACACAAATTATAACATAATATGTAGAAGTTATTATAAAAAATGGAAAACAACGAAATAAGAAGCTTTAACGTTGATATAGAACACGATAACGAGAGCAGGTTATTGAGGGGCTACGCTATAGTCTTCAACTCGCCGACAAGAATAAACAAAAAAATAGAAGAAGTGATTGAACCACAGAGTTTAAACGGCGTCTTGGAAAAATCCGACATTTTCGCACTCTACGAGCACGACAAGAATAGAGGTATACTAGCACGTAGCAACCAAGGTACGGGAACTTTAGCCCTTGTTGTTGACGATAAAGGGTTAGCATTCGAGTTTGAAGCCCCTCGCACGCAACTAGGTGACGAGGTCTTGGAAATGGTAAGACGGGGCGATATTAACAAGTGTTATTTCGCATTTCGCTGTTCCAAAGGCGGTTACACGGTACGCAAGCAAAGCGATGGAACGTATTTACGCACCATCCAACAATTTGACCAATTGTTTGATATTTCAATCGTTAGTCAACCAGCCTACCCAACCACGTCAGTTGAAATTAAACGCAGCATCGAGGAGATTGAGGAACAGGAGGCAAAAGAAGCTAGAGAAGAGCTAGAACAATACTATAAAGAATTAAAAACTAAATACTTGGGTAAATGAACAGCCTAGAATTACTAGACAAACGTTGTCAGGTTGTCGAACAAATTGAATCAATTATAAACTTGTGCAAGGCAGAACAAAGAAAGCTAAACGAGTCGGAAGACACCGAGATACAACGCCTACACGAGGAACTAACCGATATAGACAACCAGCTTAAACAGATTGATAACGATAACAAACGCAATCTTAATCAAATAACTGATAATAATGAAATTAAAACACGTAAACGAATGAAATATTCAATACTAAACGCAATCCGTGAAGAGTTAAACGGAAAACAATATTCTGACGAAACAAGAGCGATGCTAGATGCTGGAGCACAAGAATTTAAAAACGCTGGAATTACTTGCAACTCCAACTTAACGATACCGATGGAAGTGAGAGCGGATATTACAACGACCACTGGAGACCCCGCAATTATCGAGAATAAAGAAGCTATCTTGTTGCCCTTGCGTGAAAGATTGGTACTCGCAAAAGCTGGTGCTAATTATCTAACTGGTATCCAAGGGGAAATCTCAATCCCTGTTTATTCAGGTAGTAACGTTGCTTGGGCTGGCGAAACCGCAACGGCATCCGCTGGAGAGGGAACTTTCTCTGAAATTGTCTTGAAACCCAAACGTTTAACGACTAAAGTTGCTGTTTCAAAAATGTTCTTAACTCAAACAAGCGAGGATGTTGAACAAATGCTTAGAAACGATATACTTAACGCTGTAGCGGCTAAATTGGAATCTACCATCTTGTCCGATACTAGCGGAACTACTGCCGCTCCAACTGGTTTATTCACAACTAGTTTAGGTATTAGTACCGTTACCGCTGGTTCGGGAGCAACTTCAAATTGGGATTTGGTTGTCGATATGGAAGGTAACGTTGAGAATAACAACACGTTAGGTGAATTGTCTTACGTGATGTCACCTAAGGCGAAAGCAGCCTTGAAAAAATCCAAAGCTATCGAAGGTAAATTTGTGTTGGTTGATAACGAGGTAAACGGTTATCCCGCACTTGCAACATCTGCAGTTAAGACTGACGCTAAAATTATTTGCGGCGCTTGGAACGACTTGATTATCGCCCAATTCGGTGGCATCGAAGTAACTGTAGACCCTTACACGTCTGCCGCTGACGGGAAAATAAACTTGGTGTTGAACAGTTACTTTGACTTCGCACCACGCCGAAAAGAATCTTTCGTAATCGGTACGTTAAAAGCGTAATAGCCTATGTACGTGCAACTTGAAGATATAAGGAATCACCTGAACATCTTGGGTGATTCCACCCTTCAAAACGATTACTACTTGACCCTTTTGGAAGAGGCGGCAACGCAAGCGATTGAGAACGAGATAGAAAGACCTTTATGTAGTCTAGTAAACGAGGACGGGGAACTACCAGCACCGCTACACCACGCAGCGTTACTATTAATCGGTAGCTATTACAATAACAGAGAGGCTATTAGCTCAACAAAGAATTACGAGATACCATTGGCTTACCAGCATCTAATCTATCAATATAAAGATTATAACGCACCTGTAAAGAACAAAAACGATGAAAGCGGGAATATTGACGGAAACACTAACGTTTAAAGAGTTAAAGGAGACAACGAGCGAAACGGGCTATGTCACTCCAACTTACATTCTTGTATTCCAGCAAAAAGCGTACAAGAAGAAACTAACGCAGGATGACGTTACAGACGCAAAGGAGATATTCAACCGTTCAACTATTCAATTTCTTTCCCGCTATAACCCGCAAGTAAACGACAAGATGCGAGTAGAATACGAGGGTAACGATTACAATATCACCTCGATAGACCGCAACAGGGCTGATAATTCAATGATAATAACGCTTAAAAAGATTAACGACTGATGCAACTTCAACTTGTTGATATTGACAAGATTTACGCCGCTCTCGATAGCTTGGAAGACGTGGAGAAAGACAAGGTTGTAAGAACTGGAATCCGCAAGGGTGCTACAATCCTTAAAAGAGCTGGTGAATCTAATATAATAAGCAGGGTTGGAAGATATAGTAAAGGTTCTCTACTTAAGTCAATAACAATCAGGAACAAGCGTAATAAACTAGGCTCTCTTGTCGGCTTTATTCGTAGTACCAAGTGGTTCGGCTTAGAAGATTCGGAAGGGGTTAAAGTGGCAGGTAACCACGCCCATCTCGTTGATATGGGTACAGTGCAAAGACAAACTAAATCGGGTGCTAACCGTGGTAGAATGCCAGCGAATCACTTTTGGACGGATGCGATAAACAACAACAAGGATAAAGCATTAACCGAGCTAACTAACGCTATCACGGCGGCAATAAACAGAATAAAACAGAGACAATAATGTACATCAAGGCAAAATCCAAATTCCGTATCGGGACGGTAATAAGAAAGATACTAATTGATAACGAGGATGTTAAACAACTTGTTGGAGATAAAATATTCCCGCTCGTTGCCCCTCAATCAACTGAAGGTGATTTAATAGTCTATTACAGGGACGAGTATAGCAAGGACTATACAAAGATGGGAGTGTACAACGACAATTGCAAAGTCTATGTAACAATAGTATCAGATAGTTACGACCGTTCGCAGGAGATTGCGGAAGCCGTTAATAACGCCTTGGAAGGTACGTTTTTTCAAAATACTGATAATCAAATACAAGTACGTTTATCGGATTCAACCGAGGACTATGCAGACAACAAGTACATACAAGTCTTGTTGTTTGAAATTCAATAAGATAATAACTAAACTAAACTAACTACAATATGCCAAGTGGAACTACTTATAACCCAAATACAGATTTAATCCTAGCCGATTACCTGTTTATCTACGTTGACGATTTGCCACTAGCATTCGCAACGTCAGCTAATTTGTCTTTTTCGGCAGATTCAATTGACACGAGTAATAAAATGTCACCTGTTTGGGTATCAAATTTACCGGGTAAATTATCCTACACGGTTACATCTGACGCTTTAATTACCAAGAAAACAGGCACTTTGTCTTTCGACACGCTGCTAGACAAGGCAGTTACTAGAGAGTCTGTTAGCTTTGTTTTCGGCAAGGCTAAACAAGATGGAACGTTTGAGCTGGACGAGGGCTGGTATCAAGGTGATGCAATTATCACATCACTAGAGGTAAACAGTGAGAACAACGCCGTTGCATCTTTCTCTGTAACTTTAACAGGTTCAGGGGAATTGAAAAAGGTAACAGCGTAAATCCAAAGGCTTCTTTCATAATCACATATACACGGGCCGTTAGGCGGTAGTTTCACGGCTACCGCCTTTTTTAATACCTGATAAATAATGAATTACAACATAAAGCTAAATATTAAATCAATTATCAAGTTCGAGCAACTAACAAATAAACCTTTCTCGCTAATCGATTACACGAGCGAGGAGGACGTGAGCAAGCTATTGTATTGTATCGTCCTTTCCAACAACGATTGTCAATTCACCTACTCGCAATTTCTACAATTGCTTGATAGCAAGAAGATAAGCAAGAACTTGTTTGAACAATTTCAAACTGTTTGCGAAGTCTTCAATCAATTCAAAAACACTGGTACAGAGGAAGAAAACACACGTGACACGGTAGAGGGGAAAGAAAGTAGAGGGACGTACGTTAAAGACCTCGCCGCACTACTAGTTATCCAAGGTGGATTAGATGTAAATTACGTGCTGAACGAGTTATCACTCAACGATATACCGCTATACATCCAAGCGTTAAACGATAAACAACGGGAAAGGATGGAGGAACAGAGGTTGTGGACGTTTATATCAATCTTGCCGCACGTTGACAGCAAAAAACTAAAGACACCAGCGGACCTGTACCCGTTCCCGTGGGAATTGAAAGAGAAAGAGATTGAACGGGAAAAACACGTTGAAGAGGGTGTTAAAATGCTCGATAACATACTAGATAACAAGGAATTGTTAGATAAAATAATGAAAACTAATACTACTAATAATGGCTAATAGACTAACATTCGCCGTATCACTTCAATTATTCGCCGACAAGTTCAAACAAGGTACTAAAGGGGCAAGAAATGCGCTTAAATCGCTGCAAATGCAGGTGTTATCTTTCGCCGCTGCCCTCGGTGCGGGTGGTCTTGGCTTATCCAATTTTGCCAGTAAACTGATAGAGGTTGCAAGGGCTACAAACAAGGCGCAAACCGCACTAAAGAACGTTAGCGGCTCGATGGCTCAATTCGCCGCTAATAACAAGTTCTTGATTGACTTGTCAAAGAAGTACGGGGTAGAAATAAATTCACTTACATCCAATTACGCAAAGTTTACCGCTGCCGCAAATATTAGCGGTATGGCTCTACTGGACCAGCAAAAGTTGTTTGAATCGCTTTCCCGTGCAAGCACCGCTTTCGGGCTAAGTACTGACGAGACAAACGGTATGTTCTTGGCTATCACGCAAATGATGTCAAAAGGAACGGTACAAGCCGAGGAGCTGAGAGGACAACTTGGTGAACGTCTACCAATTGCGATGCAAGCGATGGCAAAGGCCGCAGGAGTCAGTGTTGCGGGATTGGATGACCTTATGAAAAAAGGCAAGTTGATGAGTGCTGACGTGTTACCCAAGTTCGCAGATGCGTTAAACGGGCTGATACCGCAAGCAGACACGGATAACATTGAAACATCGATAAATAGGTTAAAGAACGCCTTTGCTGAGTTTACCAAAAGTACAGGTGTTGACGGGTTATATAAAAAACTGGTTGACGGTGCAACGAAAGCAATTAAATCCTTGCAAACCAACATACAAGGAGTGTTCACAACGTTGCTAGCCGTTGTTGCATTCTTCGTTACTAACACGGTAACGAAGTTTTACAGGGGAATAGACAAGATAAGGTTAAAAAGCAAAACGGCAGCGGCGGAAGCAACGGGAATGTTCGCTAAATTGTCAGCTAACATACAATTGTCCTTCGCTAAATTGATTACCTCTTTAAACACAACGTTGCGTAAATTCGCTCCCGCACTGATAATAAGCGGTATAGTTGAATTAATCGGGTATTTTCGAAACCTGTATACCGAATCAAAGAGGGTGAAAAATATCTTTTCCGATTTATCAAAGGAATTGAATACTAAATCTTTCAGTACCGCCGAGTCCGATAATCTAAGCACGTTGTTAAGGATAGCTACTAACGTTGAATCTTCTTATATTGAAAGAAAAAAAGCGGTTGAGGAACTTAATAAACTATTGGATTCCAATTTCTCTATTGATTCAAAGACACTTACTATCCAAGGTGACATAAACAAGGTAGTAAGGGAAAGAATTAAGATGTTGGAAAATGCGGCAAAACTAGACTATCTCGCAACAAAAAAAATAGAACTTGGTAGCCGCAAAGAAGAGTTAGAAGAGCAAATAAAAAACGAAGGAGGGAAAACATTATCCAACATCGCCAGCGGTAACGCACTGAAACAAGGCTGGGAACTCGCTAAACTGAATATAGCAGAGCAATTTAAGTATCTCACCGGAATCGAAACAAGGCAAGCTAATCTATTATGGCAAGAACTTGAAGAAGTTAGCAAGGCTTACGACAAGGTTGCGAGCGATTACGAGGACCTGTACAAAAGGATTCTAGCTCAATCGCCTAAAAAAACTGGTAGCACTACCACCACGGTAGACCCGAAAGACCCGTACACCAAGGCAGCAACTAAGTACCAAGAGGATTTAAAAGCACTTGAAAATCAGCTACAATCAGGCGTTATCACGACAAAAGAGTACAAGGAAGCATTTGACAGGCTAAACAAGGCAGCGTATCAATTAATTGGTTCAATTCTAGGGGGTAAGGCAGAAACTGATACCTTATTCAAAGATTTGAAGGCGAAAGTAAACAACCCTTTAACTCACGAGCGCACGGGAATAGACAAGATTCAATTCGATTACAACACCGAGAGGAAAAAACTAGATAACCAACTGAAAGCTGGTTACTTGTCACTACAAAGTTACCGGGAAGAGGTGGCAAGACTAGCAAGCGCCACGGCGCAAAGTATAGCTATACTGAAAGGTGCTGACGCTGCCTATAACCAATTCTATCAAAGCCTGTTAAAACAATTTCCAGTCCTTAAACCCTACACGCCTAAAGAAAGAGATACAACGTTCGATTACAAGCTAACAGACAGGCAAAAAATACAGGCAGAGTTAGAAATACAAACTGATAACTATAACGAGCTAAAAAGAATGTTTGACGCTGGAGCTAGTGAAGTTTTAGCCGACCTTAACACCCAAATGGATAAGGTAAAGAGTTTGAAAGATGCGTTGAAAATTGCCGAGGTGAAAGAGGATGTGAAGGAGTTACAGAAAGAGTTGAATAAAGGTATATACAACAACATCAAATCGATAGCCACCGCCGCTGACAGGCTACACGGTGCGTTTGGCTCTTTGATTGACACTTTCAACGATGCCGATAGTTCAGAGTTTGAAAAAATTGTTGCGTTATTAAACACAATGATACAGATAACCGACACTCTAATGTCTACCGTCCAAACCGTCAACGATTTAACTAGAGCAACAACGGCGTTAGCGGCGGCAAAACAAGCGGAAGCGGGAGTTGATACGCAAACAACGGCAACAAAGGTTGCTAATGCAACAATCGGGATGGCTACTGAACAATCAGCGGCGGCGGTTACGGTTGCAAGTAGCAGACAAGAGGTAGCGGCAAACACTGCAAGTGCCGCCAGTTCAGCGGGAAAGAGTGCCGCTAAATTACCTTTCCCGGCTAACCTAGTCGCAATCACGGCAGCGATAGCGGGAGTACTAGCCTTGTTCGCAACAATTCCAAAATTCGCCAAGGGTGGTATTGTTACAGGTCCGACAATGGGATTGATGGGAGAGTACCCGGGTGCAAGCAGCAACCCCGAGGTTATCGCCCCCTTGAATAAATTGAAAAGTATGCTTGGAACATCCAAAGTGGTGAATAACACGGAGATAGCCGAGGTTAAGTTTAGAATTGACGGGCGGGATTTGGTGGGCACGTTGAACAATTATCAAAAATACAAAGACAGGATAAAGTAATGAATATCAAATATTTTCACGAGTTTAAGACACTTAACAACGAGCTATGCAGGTTCGAAATACTGAGCGAAAAGGGAAATGTGCAAACGGAAGTTACCGCAACTTCAGTACCTTTTCAACTCGAATACGGGGAAACGGCTAAGCTAGAGCCGATTAAATCTGCTGGCGCAACGTTGAGTCTTATCTCAATGACACCCTTTCAATTTATTGACTTACACACGGACAATATGCAAGAGTATCTAGTTAAGTTCTACGTTGACAATAATTTATACTGGGTTGGGTGGCTAGATAGCGAGACTTATAGCGAGGATTTCAGCTTGTATGATAGGTATGTAGTTCAATTCAATGTATCTGATTTCAACATAACAAATAGATTGAAATTTACCGATGCTAACGGTAACAAGTGGTACGATATAGTTAGTCTTAGAACGATATTAAACAGGTGCTTAAGCAGGTTGAATCTGCCTTTCACGGCAATCAACGTGCATTGTACGACAACACCCGATTTAGATAACACTTACATCCAATGTAGTAATTTTTATGACGAAAACAACGAGCCTATGACGATTCGGGAGGTGCTGGACGGAATACTTAGACCGTTCGGGATGATGATGGTGCAAAAAGACGGGCAAGTACACGTGTACGACTATAACAGTATCCACAACGACAACAATCTAGCTACATTCTCGGATATAAAAGACCTTGTAATAGCCTCAAACGATTCAACCTTGGAGTTTGATACGATGTACAACAACGTTGAGATAACAAGCGGCTTGTACGCTGATAAAGAACTGCTTAACTCGCCAATCGGGGACGAGGATTATCTAGACCTAGTAACCTCTTCAACCACTACAACGGTTAGAACTGAATTATTCAACAAGACTGAAAACTGGGAAAGGAACGGTAGTTATTACTTCACCAAGTTCACAAACATAGACAATAACCAAGTAATAGGAGGGGCTAGAAACGTGTACAACAACAATATACAACCTGACGAGCGACAATGTATATACAAGTCAGTACCAAGCAAGAATATACTACTACCAACCGCCCAAAACGGTTATTACCTGAATGTTAAGCTACAAACGTACGTTAACACCAAGGACGATATATTTAACGGGAGCGGTGCTAAAGGGGCAAATAATAGCCAAATGACGGTAGTGTATTGTAACTTGTATTTAACGGATACAAGCGGTAATATAACACGCTACTATAGTAATAACGAGTTTATAGGTGGATGGAAACAAGGACCGCTACAACAAGGTAGATTGTCCCTAGTGTTCATATCAAACGCATCAATAGGCAGTTCCAACGTATTAGATGCTTGGCTTACTAACTCCAACATTCCAGTACCTTTCACTTCCCTGTACCCGGGATACGCCGAACGAGTACAAGAAAAAAACGTTGGAAAAGGGGTTAATATATTGTTGCCTAGCCTGATTAGCGATGTCAAAGGACAACTACACTTCGAAATTTGTGACGAAGTCGAGATTTGCGAACCCGGTCTGAGCAATGGAGGGCACCCCGATATGCAATACCCAACTAGCAAGGTTAAAGATGTATTATACAAAAACTTGGAGATAACAATAACAGATTCAGAAGGTAACGAGATTTCAACGGACGATTTTGTATACAAAACCTTTATTAACAAGAACGTGGAGAACGACTTGGATAGTATTAACCTTACTTGTATCAGTGCGAACGAGGAACAAATACCGCTCGGGCGGGCTAACCTGCTTGATTCAGCTTGCAACATAGTTAACAATTATACACGTGAAGGGGTAACCACAATACTAGAGAAATTATTAATGAGAACTATACACAGCAATTATTCCAAAAAGACTTACAAGCTAGGCATAGACGTGTTGAGCAACACCAATTTAATGCTTAGCAAGATAACGTTTGAAGATGTTTTGCCGGGCAGAGTCTTCACGCTTGCCGGGTCACTTGTCGACTTTGCAAACAGCACGCAACGTTTAACGTTAATCGAAACAAGCAAAGATAACGTTGATGTCGCAACCCTTCCAATAACACAAGAATAAATAATAAAATGAATGCTAGTAAATTATACATTAAACAGGCGAACAGCTAAACCCCGAACGGGTAACGTGCTGGATGCGACTATAAACAATACCGTTACCGTTGTCACTAGTGGGGGTGGCAGCGGTAGTGACGTTGATTTAAGCAATTACGTTAAACTTAATTCTACTGATAAACAAGTAATTAACTCTGATATTGACTTTTCACAAGCAATAAATATAAAAGGGCAATTCTATCTTGACGGTAACGAGATTAAACACAACAATTTCAATATCTTGTACAACGACAAGAAAATACCAACAATGGGTGATTTCACCGCCTCGGGCAACACTATACCCTATGTTAATTCAGATAGGGAACTATTACCCACTTCAACCCCTTACACTCAATTGCAATACATTAACGATGTAACAGGCAACATACAAGAGCAGCTAAATAAGAAAATAACTTTGCCCGAAAACGGTGAACTAGTACCGGGGTTAAACGCTGAATTTTTAAACGGTTACAAGTCAGACGATTTTGTACACCGAACAGGCAATGTTAACGAAGAAGTGACAGGTACTAAACATTTTGATAGCCTGACAACAAAACAATATATTGGGACACGTTATATGATTGATGGTGATTTGTTCGGGCGGGGCTGGTCTATTAAACAGGAATTTAACGCAGATGAACCGGAATACACAACAGACTGGTTTGGCGATAACAGGGCAATGTTTGACAACTTGACGGTACGTAAATCTTTCGTTGTCAAAGATTTAATTGTCGACAAGGTCAGAGCGACTAACGGTAATTTATACGTCACTTCGGCAGGGAAAATAAAAGGTATAGGGGAGGATAGTACGGGAAGAAAATACATACAGGTCTATTTTGACGGCTCAGGCGTTGAAATGAATCCTTTCGTTCTAGGCGATTTACTTCTTTGTCAGGTATTTAACGGTGCAGGGATTAAAAGATACACGATACAAGTGTCAGATAGTTACCCTCAGGCAACAAACGCTTTTTACTTCAACTTACTCGATAATAACGATTTAGAGAAAATACAAGTTGGAGACGATTTAGTTAGAATAGGGAGCACGCACGATGACACTAGAAAAGGACTTGTATACCTTGCAAGCAACGGCGATAATACACCCTACATTGACACTATATACGCTGGAGCAACAAAAGCAAGGCTAGGTAATCTAGCTGGAATCACCTACAACGGCAAGCAATTGAACGGCTACGGGCTATATGGCGATAACGTTTACCTGAAAGGTGAGATTAGTAACTTAAACGATAAATGGCGGCTAAATAACGATGGTTCAGGCTTTTTAGCGAGTAACAATATAAGCTGGGATGTAAGCGGGAACGTGACGTTCGGGCAAGGAGTTAAGCTACAATGGGATAACCTTGACGAAGAAAGTAAAGAGAACTTGAAAGGTGATACAGGACCGCAAGGTCCGCAGGGAGAACCCGGTAAAAATGGAACGAACGGGACGAATGGAAAAGATGGCGAGCAAGGACCACAAGGAGAACCGGGAAAGGACGGCGAGAAAGGTGACAAGGGAGACCCCGGGGAAACTGGACCTGAAGGACCACAAGGCCCGCAAGGAGAACAAGGTGAACAAGGACCGCAGGGGCAACCCGGGTTGGATGGATTGCAAGGACCGCAAGGAGAACAAGGTATTCCCGGAAAAGATGGAACTAACGGAACTGACGGGCAAACCAGCTATTTTCACATTAAATATTCCGCTAACGCAGACGGCAACCCGATGAGCGAGACACCTAACACATACATAGGCACTTACGTTGACTTTAAGCCAACCGATTCAACCGATTACACTAAATACACGTGGTACAGATTCCAAGGGCTACAGGGCGAAAACGGGGAGCAGGGAATACCGGGAAAAGATGGAACTAACGGGCAAACTAGCTACTTGCATATTAAGTATTCAAACGATGGCGGTATAACGTTCACCGATAACAATGGCGAAACGCCGGGTGCGTGGATAGGCCAATACGTTGATTTTGAAATAGATGATTCAAATGACCCAAGTAGATACACGTGGAGCAAGATAAAAGGTGAGCAGGGAGAACAAGGACCAACAGGACCGAAAGGAGATTTCGCAACGTACCCTTGGATTGAAGACTGGAACGGTAACACTTTGATACAGAACGATAAAATACTAACACCGAAGATATTTGCAGGTACTATTACTGACGATAATTTAATGTCGGGCGTTGCACTAGGCTCTTTTGCAATCGGTGATACAACGGTGAACGGGATTAGTGGCTATTACGCTGGTAACGAGATATTTCACCTTGGCAACGACTACAACAAGATTGGAGGGTTAAATATAAAGCAAGACGGTATATATTACTTGAATGACAGCGGTTCAACCTTTTTCAACGCCTCAGGCGAGATAGGGCATATAAACGGTGATACACATAGTTACTTGTTTAATTCAGATGGTAGTGGCCAGCTTGCGAAAGGTAACGTGAACTGGGATACTGACGGCAATTTGAATATAAAAGGACACGCGGATATAACAAGCGGAAGTTTTTGTACGAAATATAACTATGATGGTACAGTTGCAATTGGCGGGTTTACCATCGAAGACGGGTATATAAGAAGTACATTTAATGTTGCAGATTATATTATTTTATCAACGGAATCTTACCAGTACAGGTTCGGCACAACTACCCGAGTGCAAATAGGTCCTTACGCTGACGGCGGCAATACTTGTTATCTTTCAGTAAATAAAGGCTATGCAAACATTAACGCCGTTAAACTCGGGGTGAAAACTTGGACTTGGGTTAGTGGCGGTACTATTCCAACCGACTGTGGGGTTGTTATAGTAACCGGGCATACAGGTAGTGATAACCCTTGCAATCTAGGCGCTGGTAGCAACGGGCAAGTAATACACGTGTTGAACACTAACAAAAAACACCGTGTAAACATTAAAAATTGCTATGCTGGTGATTATTGGATAGTTGACGGGCATTGCGCAACGTTCGTGTACGTGACAGGGTACGGGTGGTTCTCTCCTGTAGATTAATAATAATAATTCAAATATTTAAATAAATGAAACATAGTAAGTTACATTCAATTATTGCCTTGCTAGCTCTAATCGCTGGTATCACAATGATAATTTCAGGTCTTTTTATCCCGCCAGCTGGAATTATAGAGAGTTCAGTACTAGTCGCTTACGGTGAAACACTGACGTTCGTAGGCGCAATTTTAGGCGTTGATATACACTACAAGCACAAGTATAATCTAGATAATAACTTGAATAACAATGATAAACTTGATACTTAACAGAATATACAAAGGTGATAGTTATACTATCGGTAAATTGTATATAGATAACGAATATTTTTGCGATACGCTTGAAGATACCGTTAGACAATTACCGGAAAAATGTAAATACGAGAAAGCTAAGCAACAATGCAAGTGCGAAGAAAAGGTACACGGCGAAACAGCAATACCAGCAGGATGTTATAAAGTAATCCTTACTTACTCCAACCGATTCAAACGAGTATTACCGTTGTTGCTTGGTGTTGAACATTTTGAAGGTGTCCGCATACATTCAGGCAATACAAGCAAGGACACGCAAGGATGTATACTAGTCGGCATTAACAGCGAGAAAGGCAAGGTGTTACAAAGTAAAAAAACGGAAAGTGATTTGATAAAACGATTAGAAGGAGCAGACGAAATATATATAACAATCCGTTAAATCAAAAGGGGAATAACAAGCTATTCCCCTTTCTTTTAACCACTTAATTAAGAAATTGTCAGATAACCAATTGAGCGGCTGAATTATTTATCTTGCAACTAATATCCTCTAAAGCGTGCCTAAGTACTTCAATCTCTTCTTTGCTAAACCTTGCTTGTTTCCCGTTCACTATATTGTTGTTAAGTCTTTGATAGAACCAAGCGGTTGTTTTGTTGAAGTAATTTTTAGCTATGTAACTAGCTGATATTATGCCTAGAATGTCTTTAAGTTTCTCTTTAATAATATATTCTTGTGCCTCCTTGTTAGTCGCTTTAATTGATTCAACAACCGCTTTTGAAAAGCTATCGTTGTCTTTGCTTGCTAACACGCTAACCTCGTTAAGTATAGCTTCTTTCTCTTTCCCTGTCTTTGCCTCCCTGTAACTTAATTTTAGTCTTTCTATGTCGTTTAAAACCTGTTCCATAATTAATTAGTTTGTGCCCTCTTTCGAGGGCTGTTTTTAAATCTCTGAACTCTTTAGTAACTCGATTAGCAACTCTATTTCCTTGTCTAGTACCGCTTGCATCCTTTGAGATACTTGCGAGTAGATTTGTAAATAGAACTCCAAATCTTTCTCTAGTTCTTTTCTCTTTTTACTTTTTCGTTTCATCGTTCTTGTTTTGGTTATCTGGCACAACAAAAATAATAATAAATTTGTTATTAGCAAAAAAATAATAATAAAAATATTATTGAAAAAGAAGATATTATTAGGGTGGCACTTTATTAAAAATTTAACACCTTCAAAGGTGGAGTGGTATATTCCAAAATTAGATGTAATTAATCCAAACCTGCCCCGACCCAACTTTCCACGAAAGGCATTTTTCAAGGTCCAAATTTGATTTTTTACGGGGAATATTTGAGATGTTGTCACCTAAACCTGTCACCTAATCGGTAAAAAAATCATATAAATAATTAAAATTCAGAATTGAGCTATAATCGAGTGGGAATAGTGGCGAGATTTAAAATAAAGGAGAGCGTTCGACAGTTTTGGAGTCGAACGCTCTTTTTATTTAAAGAAAAACAATTCCTTATATAGGGCAAAACCGGGAGGGAGTTTAAACATGGAGTTTTGACACATTACTGTGAAACGAAGAAATTTACTCCCGTGATATTACTCAAATCTTGCCCAAATAAAGTAGTAAATACACCCAAATAATCCCACTTACCCGGTGATTATTCGAAGTTTACTCGACGCTCAGCCGTTCTGGGACGGCTGAGCAACGTGTGTACAACGGTTGAGCAACGATTAAGTGGGATTATTTCCATAGCTTTTCAGTAGGATTTCCCCTGGTTTTCATTATATCATGAAAAGAATCAGTACTTTTCTGATTACCAGTCGTTGTTTTTTGATATTCATAAAACTTTAAAATTATTCCGTCTCACATACCTGTTCCACGATCCATGCCCACATGTTGGCGGTCAAACGATCAAAGTCTGTTGTGATTGTACCGTTTGAAGATAATGGTCCATTTTGATTGAGATTGGCATCTCCATGATATATGATGCGTTTTTTTAGATTTATTCCCAGCACTTGTGCCTTGCTATCCGTATTGCTTACGGCAAGAGGGGTTACATCTTGGGGATAATCGGAGCATAGACCAAAGATTCCGTCAACGCGTTGGATGGGAGCGTCTTTTGTCACGATGCCAAAAGGGGATGAAAAAAAGCGTTTGTTATCTTCCGTTTGCGGGGCACGTTTAAAACCGTTGTTGGTATTGTTGAATGTCCATGTTCCGTCTTGTGTCAAGTGTTTTAATAGTGCCAAATTGGTTGCCTGAGTATCAGTTCCCACGATTAATACCCGGTTGGGACTTCCTTCAAGCCATGCAAGTATGACTTGTGCTAGTTCTTCCGAAATAGGCGTGTTGTAACTCAGGTAGATGACATCTTGTGCGTTCAATGTTTGTTTGATACTGTTATATGTTTCCTTGTTGCTTGTACTGGTTTGTTGTAAATCGCTAGTACTGCCTTCAGAGAACGCAAATCCTCCAATGATTACGGTACCCTCGGGTGAGAAATTTGTAGGATTATCCAATATTCGTCGCAGTGCTAACCCACTTGCGTTGGAAGGTGGATTTGCTCCCAATGAGCCAACACTCCTGACAGAAAAGACCCGAACGACACGGTTCCTGTATTTGCTTGGATTTTCTTGCGTTATCGTGATGTCTAGTATCCAGCGACTTGCCGTTATCCGTAATTTGGACGTTACGTTTTGATCCGTGCGGTTGTCTTTCGTGGTGGTGAACACTAAATGCGAGATGTTTTCTTCGGTATCTTGTTGGATTTGAACTGAAAAATTTTCGTTATCCGGTAAAATACTATCGTTTCCCGTTATTATATTCCCTATGGGGGAGCCGGCGAGGTCTAACCATTGTATTGTAAAAGGTACACTTGTTTGGATATCAATGCTTTTTGTTTTTTTGCTTAGGTAGCCGAGCGATACATTTCGTGAGGACACCCCAAAATAGTTGTCTCCCTCGAAAAACATGCTTGTTGTGAAATCTTCCCAAGCTTCAATTTCGGCCGTGATACCCATGGCTTTATGGGTCGCGGCTAGGTCCGGTTCGCTCCAGCCGGAACCGTTCACTTGTTTGATGCGAAAAATATATTTGTGGTTTCTCAATATTTGTCCGAACGGATGTTCTGCATACCCCGGATTGAAGTCAATTCGATAGTATGTAGGTTTTGTTTGTCCGTCATAATAGCCACCGACAACGATACAGGTGGCTTCCGTCAATTGTGCTTCCGGATCGGATGCGCTGTTGGCTTCCGACACGTAAATGCCCGTGATGGAAGTGGGGTCGTCTTCTTTTATTTCCACGTTTATGGGGGTGGTTGATTTTTGTGCATGGGTGAAAATCGACGGTTTCGTAACGATTGGATTTACTTCGTCAAGGGCTTCCTGAGGGGCTATTTGTAATTTATCATTCGGACGGTAAACACGTACACTTTCAATCACGAAAGGACGTGAAATTGCGTTAAGAGACTTTTCGATATCGATTCTTGCTACGGAACGCAACATCTTGACATTGAAATTATTGTCTTCATTCGCATGTAATCCTTCCTTTATTGTGATTTCACCGTACATGGGCAGGTTTTCCAGGATGCCTGTAAAAGTAGTTCCCATATTTGCTTTGACTTCATCCTCGCTGTTACCGGGGGAAGGTGTGTAATCTGCAAAGGCGTCCCCGTAATTACCTGCCAGCATTAACTTGATCGACTTCGTGGTGCCGGTGAGTTTTGCTTGGAATTGTGTCGTGTTGTTGGTAGCTTGAATTCGCTTTCCTGTTGCCATGTAACGATAGATGTATTGTCCGTTTTCTTCTTCGAACACGAGTATGGTGATTTCTTCTATTCGATTTTCGATGTTATCAGTCTGATTGATTGCTCTTGTGGTATTTCGGGGGACGGATGATGACGGCAAGTTTACGGTTAGGTGTACCAAAGCTTCGTTGTCGCGCAGATTCTCTGTTGTCAATTCATTTTGTATTTCATCGGAACAGGCAACAAAAAAGAAGTAGAACGGCAGTAACCCAATCATTGTCAATATAGAGTGGACGATTTGTCCCTTCACGCCGAAGTTAATGTGATGTATGTTTTTATACTTATTCATGGCTCTTTCTTTTTATGTTTACCAGATTGTCCATTGGTAAATTTTGTCCCACGGCGTGATTCGCGTGTAGACGGTGATGTTTGTTCCCTCTCTAAGATCTATAAGTAAATTGACGGTTTGTCCCGAGGGGAGGGAAAGCGGTTGTCCACGACGATCTTGTGTCGTCGAAACAAGCAGGCGTTCTGTCGAGCGTTCGGAAGATTTTTCGTAGAGGCAAACTGTTATCCCGTTAGTTGAGGAGGTCTCTTCTTCATCCGTATGGATTAGGTTGAATGTTTCCCGAGTGGAAAAATCCCCGTTGTCTTCGAACTTCCCTGTTTCTCTAAAGGTGGTAACACCATCTGACGGTTTACCTGAAAAATTATAACCATTATTCGGGATTTGTATGGTCAGATAGTAGTCGTCTTCCGGTGTATTGGTGTCTAATCCTCTTACGGTGATATGCATTCGTGCATTTTTGCGGACAAGTGTTATTTTTTCGGGAGAACACTCTGCTGTTGCAGCAAGGTTTGCATATCCAAAAAACAGATTATCCGGGTTTTGTTGATATTCGTTCTCTCCCTTAATCAGGAAAACGGCTTGTTCTTCAATCCGACTATTTTCGGAGGGAAGGAGAAAATGCTGGCTTGTTCCCATGTTTGCCCAAGCGGCGACATGGTATTTATCGAGTTTTCCGGTGGGCAATAAGATTGGCGTGTGATTTTTGATTTGCTCACTACTTGCCAAGAATTGCCCGGCATATTCTCCTTCCGGTGAAAATAGGTAAAGTTGTGCGTTACCGGCTTCCCCTGTTTCCGTGATGTCCTTTCCGATAGCTTTGTCCACTATTTGTAAAATGATGTATCTGTCCTTCATTTTGGGTGAACAATCGTCTCCTTTAAAAATACAACCGTTCAAGAGGAAGCCGAGCAAGGGTAGTATTTGCCATAACTGATGTGTTTGATGTTGTATATTTTTCACGGCGGGCTAATGGAAAAGGTTTATAATTTACCACTCTACGTTTTGAATGATCTCTGTTTCCCAATCTTGTGGCTCTACCGTTACAACAAGCGCCGCAGGATCACCAGGTTCCGTCGGATCAACACTACCGTTACCTAAACGCTTGATTGTTATATTAATTGTATAGATATGGTTACGTTCTATAAATTTCCCATCAGTAGTTTCGCCCTCGGATTCCGCTGTTTTGTTATTGATGCGAAATGGAAAGTAGGTAGGTATTCCTTTGTATGTCGCCGCTAACGTGATGAGTGTGGTAATACGTAGAAATAACGCCCCGTGTAGTCTGCTGCACTAATTGTTTCGGATAGATAAGACTTTTCTATGTTACCATTTACCGGCATTGCCCCGTATAGATAATTCAATGTGTAATTCGTTGCCGGAAGTCCCATGAGTGCAGATCCTCTGGCATTCATGATAAGTACTTTTTCTAGGTTGAACTCGCTAATGTCATGTCCTGCTTCCGGTTCG